GGTAATGATATTAGAACTATAACTTCTATTGATAGACTTTATGACGTATCTCCAGTAGTTTATGCAGCATACAGTCAAGCTGATTCTGATTTAGTAGTAGCTCAAAGAGGTTTGGCAATGTATAAAGAACAACAAGAAATAAAAGAAGAGGAAAACGATTTAGTGGCGCGTTCGTTGGCGAAACTAAAAATAGAATTAATAAAACGAACAAAATAATAATAATAAAAAATTTTTTAAAATGAAATCAAGTATTGAATTGAAAGAAATGAGAAATGATATTATTGATTCTTTAGAAGTAATCAAAGAAACTGCAACTGCAGAAGAAAGAGATTTAACTTCAGAGGAGAATAATGAAATGGATTCACTTCTTAAAAATGCAGATGAATTATCTGCAAAGATTGAAAGAGCTGAGAAAGTAGAAACTGAAATTAGAAATAATGTAAAGTTAGCTGGAACTCCAGTTCCAAAAGTAAACACTGCAAAAGAAACAAGAGGATGGAGTTTATTTAAAGCTATAAACGAAGTTAGAAATGGTGGACAATTAACTGGAATTGAAGCAGAAATGCATCAAGAAGCAGAGGGAGAAGCTAGAAAAGGTTTACAAGGAATTGGTATTCCAACAATGATGAAAGAAGAAAGAGCTATTGATCAAACAAATTCAGCTATTGCTCCAACTGCTGTAGGTGCTTATGTTGATAGCTTACAAGCTTCTGCATTATATAATAGAATCGGAATTAATGATTTGGGAACTGTTGCTGCTGATACTGTTCTTCCTATTGCTGGAGGTTCAACTGTTGGATGGGATTCAGAAGTTGAAGCTGCTACTGATGGTGGAGCAGACTTTGCAAAAGTAACTTTAACTCCAAAAAGATTAGCTGGTTATGCAAACCTTTCAAATGTTATATTAGCTCAAAATGGACCTGCTGCTGAAGCATCTGTAATGAGAGATATGGGAAGAAATATGGGAACGCAAATAGATGCAGCAATGTTCGGATCATCTTCAGTAACAAACGCTCCTGGTGCAATAGTTGCAACAACTGGAACTTTAGATTTTACTGAATCTACTGCTGGTGGTGCTGCTGGTGCTTCTGCTGATATGTTAGAAGCTATTCAAACAATAGCTGATAATCATGGATTAGACGGGAACTTAGCTTTTGTAAATCAATGGGCTTTATATTCTAATATTAAAGGAGCTTCACAAGTTGCATCTGTTTCTCCATTATATCAAGATGATAGATTAGCTGGTTACCCAGGTTACTTCTCTAATGCTCCTGCAACTGCTGGTGGACCTCCAATCACATCTGCTGATGGTTTATTCGGGGACTTCAGTCGTGTATATTTTGCAAGCTTTGGACCTTCTTCAATTACAGTGGATCCGTACAGTAGAGCTGTAAATGGTGAGGTTAGATTAATAATGAACAACTATATGGATTGGGGTGTTGCTTCAGGTGCTTCATTCGTTAAATATACTACTGTTCTTTAATAGTAATTTATAAATAATTAAAAAAGGGGCTGGTTTTAAAGCCAGTCCTTTTTTTTAAAACTAATTTAAAATGTATAGAAGTCTAAAAGAAGTTACTTTATCAGAAACTCCATTATTTACAACTGCTGAAGCAAAAGATTTTCTTAAAGTTGATACTACGGCAGATGATACTTTAATTGATAATTTAATTAAAGCTGCAACTGAGTCTTGTCAAATTTATACTAATCAATATTTTTTAAATACTGTTGTAGAACAATATTCAGATAAATGGTCAGAGATTTATACACTTTATAAAAGTCCAGTTTCATCAATTACTCATATTAAATATTATGATAGTAATGATACTGAACAAACTTGGGCTGATACTAATTATATTTTAGATGATGTTTCAAAACCTGCAAGAATTGGATTGGCAGTTGATGCAACTTTACCAAGTTTATCTGATAGAATAAATGCTGTTCATGTTAAATATACAGTCGGATATGGAACAGCTTCAACAGATGTGCCAGATGGAATTAAACAGGCTGTACTTTTAACTTTAGGAAATTGGTACGAAAACAGGCAAACTGTCATCACTGGCCGAACAGCAACTGAACTTCCTTTGTCAAGTCAATATTTATTAGATCAGTATAAAGTACAAGTATGTTAAGTATAGGGCAACTTGATAGAAGAATTGAAGTAAAATCTCCAACTTATACAACAGATAGATATGGAGCAGAAACAAAAGTATATGAAACAGCTTATACTTTATGGGCTCATGCAGATTGGAAAGCAAGCAGAAGAAAAGAAGAATCTCAAGAAAATGTTCAAGGAACGGATTTAGTTTTTTATGTAAGAAATTTAGGAGTTGAAATTTTAGGAACTTACAGAATAGTATATGATGAAAAAACTTACATAATACATGGGATAAAACAAATAGATGGAAGAGAACAATTTTTAGAAATAGAAACAAAATTAAAAGATAACAACTAATGGGAACAGAAGCTGTTTCAGTAGAAGTAAAAGGAATTAGAGAGATAACTGAAATGTTTAAGGATTTGCCAAGGCAAGTCAATAAAGATTTGGTATGGGGAAGGTTTTGGAAAAAGGTTACTGTTCCATTATTAACAGCTGCTGTCGATGAGGCTCCTTTATTAGACCCTGGCACAACTGGAAGAGTTGGAGTTTCTTATAATCGTACAAAAGGAGAAAAAAGAGCGGGAACATCAACTTTAACAATTTCAAGAGGAACATTAAAAAAATCTCTACAATTTTACAGAACAAAAGCTTCAAGAGAAAAAGGAGTTCATGGAGCATATATAGGGCCAAGAGTTAAGGGAAAATTTCAAAGAAACAAAGGAGGTTTTTTTGGCGCTTGGGTTGAGTACGGGCACAGAAACAGAGATGGATCAATGTCAAAACCCAATCCATTTATGATGAGAGCTTGGAATCAAAAAAGTGGATCAGTTTTAGCAGATGGTTTTTCTGAGGCAGAAAAAATATTTATTAAGGCAAATAGAGCTCATGTCAATAGATTAAAAAAATACGGAAGGTTAGGATATTAAAATGGATATAGGAAAAGCAATATATAAAATTTTACATGATAACATTGCAGTTGAGTCAATGGTAGGAACAAGAATTGCTCCTAATGTAATGAAACAAACATCTCCATTTCCTTTTATTATTTATGATGTTTCTACTGATACTCCAGAAGGCCAAAAAGATTCTGTTGCTTTATTAGATACTGCAACTGTTATGGTTTCTGCTTATTCTAAAACTTATGCAGAAGCTTCAAAACTTGCAAACTATATAAGAACAGCATTAGATAGAGTGAATGGAGTGTATAACGCTGTAAATATTCAAGCAATTGATTTTGATGGTTATGATGATGTTTTTGATGATATGAGTGGAAGTGATGGTATTTATAGAAAATCATTAAACTTTAATATTAGAATAATAAATTCATTTAATAATATTTATTCTACTCATTTTGATGGAGTTGATGATTATGTTGCATTAGGAGTTTCTGGAATGAGTTCAGTAAAAAATACAGGATCTATTTCAGCTTGGTTTCAATTGGAAACTATTGGAGCTTCGGGAAACATTTTCCAAGTTAGAGTTGATGCAAACAATAGAATTTTTATTTTTTATCATGCTGGAGATAATGAATTAAAATCATCTTATAACGCTGGAGGAACAGCATATACAGCTTTAACAACTGATGCAATTGAGGGGGATGGGTTATGGCATCATGTAGCTTCAACTTGGGATAGTTCTGGAAATATTAAATTATATTTAGATGGAACTTTAAAAGATACAACAGCAATCTCAGGAGCAATTACTGGAAGCTTTACAACAGCTGCAATAGGGAACAATTCTACTGGTGGCGGATTTTGGAAGGGTAATATTGATGAAGTAACTATATTCAATAAAGAATTAGATTCAACAGAAGTTACTTCTTTATACAATGATGGATTGCCATTTAATCCACAACCATTAGATAATTTAAAAGGTTACTGGAAAATGGGAGATGGAGGAATAGTTGGAAATCCAATTGCAACATTCCCTACAATACCAGATGAAACAGGAAATAATGATGGAACAATGACTAACATGAGATCAACAGATTTTCAAGCTGATGTTCCAGAATAAAGATATGGAAAAAAAATATGTTATAATAGAAAAAAGTTATGTTGATTCAATTGATTTTCAAAAGGTAATTGAAACATCATCAGCAACATTAAGATATAATTTAGATGGAACTAAAACAATAATTAAATTTATTGGAGAAGTGCCAGATTTTTTAAGTGGGGATAAAATATATTCTCATTCTGAAATAATAGAAACAATCAATAATCCAGATAATGGATGGATTGATACAAACGAATAAAGAAATGGATAAATATGCAAAATATTATAATTCAGAATTGAAAATTTATCAATTTGAATTAAAAAAAGATTACAAAAGGGGAGAAAAATTATTACCTACTGGAGTAAAAATTCCAACAACTCAAGAGGGGATTGATTGGTTTTTAGAAAATGGATATGGAGAACCAGAAAAAAAGAAAGTAAAAAAAGAAACGAAAACAAAAAAAGCTCAAGAAGAGCAAAAATAAAATAAATATTAATATTATAAAATAAAAAAAATGGCAAATGGAATTTTAAATGGTACGGATTTAGGAGTGTATATAACTCCTGATGGGGGTTCTGCAACCCTAATAGCGTACGCAACAACTACT